AATTGCGTTCTCATAAAAACTGGTCAAGGGTCGATATTAACGACCACAGTACTAAAGTCCAATGGGGCAAGTACATTACTCAATTTTTCTTTTTAGATAATCATAGTAAAGGTTTCTTTTATGGACTTGTTCGCAAGTTTCAAAGTAAACTTTTTACTTTTGCTAAAAATTATCATCGCAAGCATAGCTCGTTATATAACGAGATTTGGTCAAAAGCTATTAAAGGCGAATTGACTCAATCTGAAAAGGCTTATCTTAAAGATTTAGGTCTTGCTATTGCCGCTTCTGAAGAGGAGTAGTTGTAACAGAAAAGTCGATGTTTTGGTAGCCAAGCAAATAAAGGTTAAAAAACACCGACTTTTCGTACATAAAAAAAGAGAGATTCTTTTTATTATGCAATATATTATACTGCTATTCTAATAATATGCCAAGAGACATTCTTGAAGATGTAGCAGAAGTAAAAGAAAAAGTTTTTGTTATAGACTTTCCAGACCTACATGAAGCACAGCAAGTAGTAAAAGATGACCCATCAAGGTGGAAAATACTATGTGCTGGCCGTCGTTTCGGCAAATCTAGATTAGGTGTTCAACTATGTATAGAACAAGCTTTAGCTGGAGGTCGTGTTTGGTGGGTAGCTCCTACATTTTCTATTGCAAGAGTTGGCTGGCGTGATGTCGTAGCTGCAGCTTCTGTATTTCCAAAAGAATCTGGTGTAGATGTAAAAGTCGGTGATATGACTGTAACATTTCCGGGTGGTGGCTCTATTGCAGTTAAATCAGCTGATAATCCTCAAAGACTTCGTGGTGAAGGACTTA